CAATACAAGCCGATGGAGAAGAATTACAAGACAAAGAACTTAGAAATAAAATACTTGGCAGCTATACAGATACAACTGAAATAGGAGAACCGTGGTTAATACCTGCAGGAGAAATAGACGTTAAGGAAATAAAACCATTAACGCTTGCAGATTTAGCAATTCAAGACAGTATTACACTTGATAAAAAATCAATTGCATCTGCAATCGGTGTTCCTTCGTTTATGGTAGGAGTAGGTGATTTTAAGAAAGATGAGTATAACAATTTTGTAAAAACGACTTGTGCGACATTTTCACAAATAATACAACAGGTATTTACGAAAAGCATACTATATTCACCGGATATGTATTTTAAAATGAAATCAAGAAGCTTATTACAATATGACCTTCCAGAGTTAACAGCACATGTTAAAGAAATGGTTGCAGGTGGAATGCTTAATAGAAACGAAGGAAGAAACGAATTTGACTATTCTCCCGTGGATGATGATGGTATGGATGATTATATTGTTCTTGAAAATTTCATACCAGTTTCAAAAGTTGGAGATCAAAAGAAGTTGAAAGATGGTGATAAAAATGAGTAAAGAAATTAGGCAAGCCTATTTTCAAAGTTCTCTCTCTACAAGAGCAGAGCCAGATAGTGCAAAGTACATAGAAGGTTATTTTGCAGTATTTAACCAAGAAACAGAACTATGGCGCGGTACATATGAAAAAATCGCGCCAGGAGCATTTGACAATTCAATAAAGAATAACGATATCCGCTGTCTGTTTAATCATGATAGCGGTTTTGTTTTGGGTAGAAATACTTCAAAAACTCTTGAACTTAAAGCAGATAACTATGGTTTATGGGGAAGAGTGAAAATCAATGAAAATGATCAACAAGCACTTGCAATATACGCAAGAGTAGAGCGTGGTGATATATCAGGTTGTAGTTTTGGATTTTGGCCAGAAAAAGAATCTTACGAAGAAAAAGACGGAGAATTTCACTGGACCGTAGAAGAAGCTAACACAGAAGAAGTTTCCATATGTACATTTCCTGCATATCCACAGACTGAAATACAAGCTCGAAAAAAAGATTTTGAAGAAAGTAATAAAAGGAAACTTGAAACACAAAAACAAGAGTTAAGAAAGAGAATAGGTGATCTAAATGCTAAAGCAACTAAAGCTTAGAAAAGAACTTGCTTTAAAGCAAGCAGAACTAGAAAAACTTAGAGCTAGTCAACAAGAATTTGAAAAAAGAACTTCTGAGTTAACAACAGCCTTAGAAGAATCAAAAACAGAAGAAGATATGAAGTTAGTAAGTGAAAATATCGAAGTACTTGAGAAAGAAATTCAAGATGCTGATATAGACAATAAAAGTACAAAAGTTGAAGGTGAAATTGCAGAAATCGAAAAAGAACTTTCTGAATTAGATGAAAGAAGCAAGCAAACAAAACAAGACAACAAAACAAAGCAACCAGAAGAGAGAGGGGAAACATCAATGAATAAATTACAAGTTAGGGAAATGTTAAAGAACGGTACATATTACGAAAGAGCAGAAGTAAAAGAATTTTATGATAAATTTAAGAGTTTAAGAGCAGTAACAGGCGAAGGATTAACAATACCAGAAATTGTTGTTAATAGAATTTTAGATATCCTTGGGGACTATTCTACGTTATATCCTTTAGTAGATAAAATAAGAGCGAATGGAACTGTTAGAATTTTAATTGATACTGATACAACTGCTGCAACATGGATAGAAGCTAAAGCAGCTATTCCTACTGGAGATGTTGGAACTATCACAGATATTTCATTCGACGGTTTTAAAATTGGCAAGGTTACATTTGTTGACAACTGTATGTTACAGGATAGTATTATAAATCTTGATGAATACGTAACAAGAAAAATCGCTAGAGCAATTGCCTTAGGATTAGACCTTGCTATATTAAAAGGTACAGGTGCATTAAATAAACAACCAGATGGTATCATTCCACAATTACCAGTAGGAAATGTGGTAGCAGTAACCACTGGAAAATTAGCCGATATTTTAGCTAAACTTGCACTAGTTGATACTGGTTCTGATGCGGTAGGCGAAATCGTAGCTGTTATGCACAGAAAAACATATTATGCAAGATTCTTACAGTACTCTATCAATGTAGATGCAAAAGGAAATGTAGTAGGTAAACTTCCAAATCTTAACGCACCAGATCTATGTGGTTTGAGAGTGGTGTTTAATAACAATATGGACCAAGACAAAGTACTCTTTGGTGATTTTAATAAGTATACACTTGTTGAGCGTGAGACCGTTACAATTGATAAATCTGAACACGTTAAATTCACAGAAGATCAAATGGGATTCCGTGGCAAAGGTAGATTTGATGGAAAACCTACCAAAAAGGACGCATTCGTTCTTGTTACTGTTACACCAGCAGCTTAATAAATTCTTGGGCGTGAGTTTAATACTTGCGCCCTTTTAAGGATGTGATTGATTGGAAGAAGTATTAATTTTGTTTAAGGCCGACTTAGGTATTTCAAGCACCGCAAAGGACAATTATTTTAGCAAGCATATAGAGAATTGCAAAGCTGAAATAGAAAACAAAGGTATAACGCTTGATTTAGTGAATACAGAAGACATCATGCTATTAGCTGATTATGCATCATGGAACTACAGGAAAAGGATGGATAATGTTCCACTATCAAATAACTTACAATCGCGTTTAAATAATCGAAAAGTAAAAGCAAGGAGTGAGAGAGTTGAAGTCGTATGATGAAGAAGCAACGTTGATATGGAAAATAATTGAGAATGGGAAAGTTACTGAAAAAACAATCGATGTATTCGTTAGCGAAGAATCTATTACGAGACAAGAATTTTATGCATCATATCAAGCAGGACTCAAACCAACTTGTGTTTACGAGCTAAACAAATATGATTACGAAATGTCTAAGCATTTAGATACTGCAACCAATAAACCATTATATGCATCTCAAATCAGAGTTAACGGTGCAACTTATAACATTACAAGGACATACGGTAAAAGAGATAATGAATCTGTAGAACTCGTATGTAGTTAGGTGGTTATATGAACGGTATACAATATCAAGACGGATTATTTTCTATACAAGAAGAAATAGGCAATATGGCCAGAATTTTAGAAAGTGAAAGAAAGATTATATTAGCTAAAGGTGCAAAAATAATTAAAGCTGCAGTAATAAATAATCTTCCAAAGTCTGACTTAGATGCATCGGCTACTAATTATGACGGTTCTCCATATATACATATGCGAAACGACGTTAAAACACAAATTAAAGATGATAAAGCAGGAAATGTATATGCAGTTATTAAAGGTGGCAAATACACTGGATATAAGTGGCACATGTTAGAGAATGGAACATCTAAAATGAGAGCAACACATTTTATTGAAAAAAGTATGTCACAGACAGAAGAAGAAATAAACAAGTTAATTGATGAAGCTATAAGCAGGGCGGTGCAATGATGGAAGAGCGAATAATTGCATTATTAACCAATGATTTTATACCAGTTCTAGAAGATACAGAATCAGACATATTCCCATGTATTACATTCCATTTCTATAACGAAGATGGAGCTTTATATGCTGGTGGAAATGCAACAGAAGAAACTGCTTCATGTCAAATAGATTTTTGGTATAAAGCTAAAACACCTGTTGTAATGAACGCAATAACAGTTATTAAAAAAGCAATCATGAACAAAAAAACCTTTTCATTTCCTAAAAAAGAAAGTTTATACGAAACAGATACAAAAATACATCATACATACCTAACGTTTGATTTAATCAAAGAAAGTGGGGAATAAAGAATGAGCAATAGTGTTAAAGCGAATAGATTTAATGTTAGTAAAATAGTTTATGCTGCTATATCCAAAGATGATAAAACAGGTTATGAACACGGTACTATAAAGAAATTCGGAGAACCAATGCAGGTACAATTTACTCCTTCTTACGCAACAGGAGTTCTATATGGTGGCGGAGTTAAACAAGAAGATATGAGTAAGTTGACAGGTGGAACATTAAAAGTAGACATCAATAAATTGCCTATCGAAGTAAGATCTGAAATATTAGGTCATAAATACGAAAATGGAGTTCTTATTGAAAATAAAAACGATCAACCAATAGATATTGCGATAGGTTACGAAATAGAACAGACAGGCAATCACAGAGAATTGATTTGGCTACTAAAAGGCAAAGCAAAACCTATAGGAAGTAGCATTCAACAGACTACTGATAATATTAATTACTCTACAGATAGTATAGACATTGGATTTATGCCAAGAGATTACAATGGAGATATAAAAGCAGATGGCGATACTGCAAATGCTGATTTTACAAACTCAGCAGCTGAATCATTCCTAGAAACGATTCCTGGCGGAACATTAGTTACGGGGGTATAGCATGAGAAAAATAATAAGTGCAAAAGAAGCTACTGAATTAGAATTAAAGTTTGATGATGAACACAGTTTACTAATTGTTTTTGATACAGAAGCTATTTCTAATTTTGAATTATTAGAAGGTGGTCTGAATTCTTATATGAAAGAAGATAAAATGCCTGAAAGATGCGCTAAAGTTATATACATAGGCTCAATAGCAAGACAACCAGAATTTACATTAGACGATGCGAGAAAATTAGTATCAACACTTAGTCCAGTTACTATAACAGAAATAATAAATGAATTTAATGAAAGTATAGGTGCATCAAACAACGGGGTTGTAAGTGAAATGCAAAAAAAGTTGTTGGACCGGATCATGGAGAAATATATGAAATAGATTTTGATTATTTATTTTATACATATTGCATTAAGATGAAACGCGACAAGGAAGAGTTTTGGCATAGTACATTAGCACAAATTACAAAAATGATAGATATGTATGCTGATGAATTAAATATGACGAATGCCATTACAGAAAATAAACCGTATAACTCAAAATATTTTAATATCAATGTTGAAGAAATAGAAGATATAACTTCCATGAAACAAATAAAAGGTTGGTGATACCATGGCAAATAATAAAAAGATAATTTATTTAGGATTAGACTATTCAAATTTTGATGGTGGAGCAACCGAAGTAAATAGAAAGATGCAAGTATTAGATTCCCAATTTAAACTTGCATCAGAACAAGTAAAAGCTTATGGTAGTGAAACCGATCAATTAACATTAAAGCAAGAAACATTAACACAAAAAATAAACCTGCAAACACAAAAAGTAAAATTATCAAAGGAAGCTTATGACAAAGCTGTAGAGAGTGGAAAAGCAAGTGATAAACAGCTAGATAATTTATTAAAAGCTTATAACAATAATCAAACATCATTACAAAAATTAAACAATGAACTAGAAGATAATAAAACAAAGATTGAACAGGCAAATAAAAGTTCATCATCATTCGGTGATACAATCCGCGGTCTAGCTTCTAGTTTAGGCATAAATATAAGTCCTGCATTAGAAGCAGTTGCTAAAAAATTTGACGGAATAAATAGCAGTGTAGGTAACGCAGTATTAACCGTTGGAGCAATAACAACAGCATTGGGTGGATGTACAATTGCAGCTGCTAATTTTGCAGATGATGTATTGACAATGAGTGCTACCACAGGAATTGCAACGGATCAACTTCAAAAGATGCAATACGCTTCTGATTTTTTAGATGTTGAAGTAGGAGCAATGACAGGATCAATAACTAAACTTACAAGAAATATGGATGATGCTAGAAATGGTTCAAGTGAATTAGAAAAAGCATTTAAAACACTTAAAGTAAATTATAAAGATGCAAATAACCAACTAAAAGATTCTGAGCAAGTCTTTTACGATACTATCGATGCCTTAGGAAAAGTTAAAAACGAAACAGAGCGTGATGCACTTGCTATGACTTTGTTAGGTAAGTCTGCAAAAGAATTAAATCCATTAATTGAAGCAGGAAGTAAAAGACTAAAAGAGTTAGGCATTGAAGCAGAAGATATGGGAGCTATAATGAGCGAAGATTCTTTGGATAGCTTGGGTCAGTTTAAAGATTCGATGGATAAATTAAACAATACATTCGAAGCAACTAAGCTAAAACTAGGTCTTGCTTTATTACCTGTATTACAAGGATTTGCTGATTTGATATCAGGAATCCCAGCACCAGTTTTAACAGGAATAGTTGTTTTTGCAGCCTTGGCTGCAGTTATAATATCTGTAGCAAAAGCAGCTTCAACTATGGCAATAGCAAATGCAGCTTTATCAGTTTCAAATACTACATTAGGAACAACAGGTGTATTGGCAACAGTTGGGATGGGTCCTTTATTGTTAATATTACTCGGAATTGCAGCAGCAATAGCATTAATAATAGGAAAAGCAGCAGGAATTAAAGATGCAATGAATGATGTTAAAGATGCTGCAAGTGATTTAACCGGTAGCGCAAATAAATCACTGAATGGAATTGCATCAATAAGTACTAATCCAACATATAAAAAAGTGAAATCTCAAGAGTATGGAAATACATATTTTATACCGGATATTAATTCATCAAATGGAAGCAAGGGATTTGTATCTGGTACTGACGATTATCCAGGCGGTGAATTTTGGGTTGGCGAAGGTGGACCGGAAAAAGCTATTTTACCACGCGGTACCAGAATATTAACGAATGCAGAAAGTAAAGCTTCACAAGGCGGAGATAACTATTATATCAATATCAACGCAAGAGACATAAAAGAATTCAACGATATAGTAAATATCATGAACAGATATAAACAAACCGTAAAACAAGGGGTGGTACCACGTGGCTAGTCATATTCAAACATTTAATTGTTTAGCAGATACATATTTAAATCGTATTTATCCGTCTAGTAATTACGGAACATCATCAGTTGATTTAATTGGCGGTTGGTTTATTGAAAATGGTAAATCCACATGCAAATATTTCTCGTTTTATGCATTTGATATATCAATCATACCAGTCAATAAAACCATTAAGAAAATTGAGTTGTTTGTAAAGATTGTTAGTATATCAGCAGAAGAACCGACTGGATATAATAATGAAAATGACATTTCACTTCCTTATGTAGTAAATGCACGTCGGGTATATGGTTATAACATATCTGAGTTAGAATCGAGTATGTTTAATCTTTATAAAGCTCGTGGAATGTCTGGTGATAACAACATTATTGATGTAGATTATGCAGTAAACGATTCATCCTTGAATATATCCGCAATGTCTGGAAGTTACGTATCTCTAAGCATGAAAGATTTAGCAAGAGAATCTAACGAAGTTGTTATTGGTCTATCTATCGATGATGTAAATTATCGAAATGTTAGGTCTGCTAGATGTACGGCTTACTTAGGATCTAAAGATAGTTCATATATACCATATTTACAAGTAACCTACGAAGATTACGTACCAACTACTCCGTATAATTTAACTCCTAACAATACGGTTAGAAATAAACAAGGCGAGATTAAATTAGCATGGCAATTTGAAGATACAACTACGAACGCAACGCAAGCAGCATTCGAGTTAGCATATTCAACAGATAATTTTGTTACGCAGACCGTCAAAACAGGTGGCGCAAGCAATAGTTATACAATTACTGCAAATACTTTCATTGATGGTAAAACAGTAAAGTGGAAAGTGCGCATAACTGATTCAAATGGTGATGTTTCTAATTGGTCGGATATTTCTTCTTTTACCATTGGAGCAACAACACCTTCCGCACCTTCATTGATTAGTCCTATCAATACAATAGTTAATTCTAGTGATGAAGTATATTTTCGTTGGAGATTCGTAGATATTTACGGATATACACAAGCAAAATACGATTTACAATACCGCAAAGGACAAGAAACGGAATTTACTGTAAACGGTGTTAGTATTTCATCTATACATATTTTAGCTAAGAAAGTCTTATGCGGTGGGAATTACAGTTGGAGAGTTCGTTGTTATAATGCATTTAGTGAAGTAGGTCCTTATTCTGAGTGGTCTACATTTTATAGTATAGGTCAACCAGAAGTACCAACGATAACAAGCGTTACAAACCATATGCATCCTACAATAACATGGTCAGCATATGAACAAGATGTATTCACTATAAGAGTTTATAAAAATGATTTATCTATATTTGATAGTGGCGAGCAACCAGTCGGAGAAAGTAACACATTTACAATAAACGAATATCTAGCAAATGGAAATTACAAAATAGGATTAAAAATTAGAAATATCTATGGTTTTTGGAGCAATGAAGTATTTAACAACATTACAATATCAACTATCAATCCACCAAAGCCTAGTATATCCGGTAATGTAAATGATTTATTTATTGCATTAACTATAAATTCTATAACTGATAACAATATCATTTATCGCAAAGGCATAAAAGAAAAAGTATTCAAGGAAATAGTAAATACAACAGATACAATCTATCTAGATTACTCCGTTCCTGCAGGCGAAAATCAATATTTTATTAGGTCAATTACAGATGATAGTTTTACGGATAGCGATATCATAACATTAAATTTAGATTTTGATGGGATTGTATTATCTGGTTCAACGAATTATCAAGACTACTTACATTTATATACTACAAAAGACGTTGATAAACGTAAATCTATAGCACCAACAAAAGAACAATTCTTCACGAAATGCAATGGCAGAGAATATCCAGTGTTACAAAGTACAATGTTTAAAAATCAAGCGGAAAATCATGAGTATTTTATTTTTGCAAAAGATTACGATCAATATATTCATATTTTAAATGATTACGACACAGTACTTTATAGAAATAATTATGGTTATAGTTATTTAGCAGGAATCAGTAATCCATTAATACAAGAAGATATATTCGGATATATAGTAACATTTACACTTACACGATTGGGGGAATGATAATGTATGATTTAGCAGTTGGAAATTATAATGCTGAACAAATTAAGAAAGCATTACAAACCAATCGTGAAGTAAAATTCGAATATGAACTATTAGACAAAGATGATAGAAAACTAGGAACCGTTGATGATATTGACGGTTCCTATTCTTTTGCTGCTGATGCAGAAATTAAAGGAACTGGAAAGTTCATATTAAACGAAAAAGATTATAAAAATATTGACTTTCTAAATGAACGATTAAAACCTTATTTTTGCTTGAAAATCGGCTCAGAATGGGTCAGATGGGGACAAGGTATATATTTATTAAGCTCACCTAATAGAGTGGAGCAAAATGGCGGTATTTACAGAGATATAGACGCATATGACAAAGGGTTGATACTAAAGGAAGATAAAACAGATAATCGTTATTTTATTCCTAAAGGTACGGCTTACACAGATGCAGTGAGAGCTTTAATAATCTCCACCGGAATAACCAAAATCAGCATACAAGAAAGTGAATTAGTTTTAAGTGTAGATAAGGAATATGAAATAGGAACTAGTAAATTAGATATCATAAACGATTTGCTATTATCCATCAATTACAATTCTGTTTACTTTGATAATAACGGTTTTTGTGTTGTAAGAAAATATATTAATCCGAAAGATAGAACAACAGAATTCGAATACAAGACAGATGAAAATTCTATTATATTACCTGGATCAGTGGAGACATTAGATGCATTTGGTATACCTAACAAATTTGTTCGCTATGTAGAAAATCCAGAAACAGGTTATATGATATCTACATTCGTTAATGAAAAAGCCAGTAATAAATTGTCAACAGTAAGCCGTGGCAGAGTTATCACAGACATAGCAGCAATAACAGATATTGCAGATCAGGAAACATTAGACGAATACGTAAAGAAAGTTGC